GTGCTCGAGGACAGGCCACTGACATGCAGATACAGGTGGAAGAGATTCTCAAGATGAAGCGAGAGCTGACCCGGATATACGAAACACACAACACCCAGGGTAAAACATTTGACCAGTTGTCCGCTGACATGGAGCGAGACAAGTTCATGTCTGCACAGGAAGCACTGGACTATGGTCTGATAGATCACGTGGTGACCAAAAGAAAAACTGACAGCCAATAATTACTGAGCGTCCGGATTGTGATACAGTAGATCCAATTCCAGGATCTGCACGATGAGTGCCTGTATTCTCTGTTGCATCTCTGCTATCTCTGCGTACACCCGCAGTCTCCGATCGCCCTGTGTGTATTCCAGTTGATGTATCAGTTCCCACATGTTGATCTGGCCCTGCATCAGTTCTTCTCGGGCCATGAACTCATCGAACTCCAGCTGTGTCACTGGTTCTCTGGCCGGCACGGACACACCCAGCATAAGTAATACTAGCATAGAATAAATCAACCAACGCATGGAGTATTTAAATGAAACAACTGATAATAATCTCGGGCCTACTGACACTGATGGCCTGCACGGCAGTGCCAGAACCACGTGTCGCACTGGGGAAAAAATGCATAGCAAAGGGTGAACAGGTCACGTATTCATACGTGTGGGTCTATGACCGGAAGACAGGTCTACCAGCCAACACAGTGGACTGCGATTTAATAGACAAGAAGTAACCGTTATTTAGAAGATTTTTTATTTCGATCGATCTTCTCGAAGTCTTTTTGAAACTCACGGTCTTGGGCGGCAGGATCACAGCCGCCAAACATACAGCCCAACGCTCGACCAATGTTCTTGGCATTGGCGATAGGATTAGCGGTCACGGTGGGTTTCTTCTTCACAGGTGTACACGAAGTCAAGAACACCACAAACATCAGCGCCGCCAGGCACAGCATTTTAATCACAATCTGCGAGTTTTTTTGATGATCAATCATACGACGTATTTAACACAGGAGGCAGTGGTTAATATGCACACACTGCCGCTGTGTTCGATTAATAATTATGAATTAGATATTTTTTGGTTCTATCTTGATGTGTTTCAACACTAGGCCTTTTTGTGGACCTTCTTTGATGACATATCCAGTAGTTCCGTTGCCGTTGATTTCAACTTCACGTCTAGCTCTGAACAAGGTCTTGTCTGCCTGTTCTTTGAGTTTTGCTGTGCTGTATCGTACCACGTTGTCTTTCATGCGTTCTCTCATAAGTCGCCTCCTTTTTGCTCTAAGTTAGCCACTTTTAACTGATGTGGATCAGCCACTTGTAAACCATATGGATGGTACAGTATTTATATGCAGTGCCTGCATACCTGATATGTGTATATTACAACATGCTGTAAAAAAGTCAACCAGGACAATTGCACACAACCACATTGACATTGATCACCGAATATTGTACAATAACTAACAGTTGCGAACTATTCGCATCTAGCAACAGGAGAAGAAATTGAGCACACTACTAGCAAGCACATTCGTTATTGCAAGAGAAGGATTAGAAACCTATCTGATTGCGATATTGGCACTGGCATCCACCGGTGGCAACCTAAAACAGCAAAAAGTGATATGGAGTGCTATTATAGCGTCTCTGATAGCCACTCTGGCTCTAGCGAGTATAACTGCTCAGGTTCTAGGCAGTCACGCAAACATAGAGCGATTTGAAGGTGTTATAGGTGTGTTTACAGGACTTATACTCGCATGGGTAGCATGGTTCTGTCATGGTGCCGCACAGCACGTGAAACATCTGCCACTGCACAATGCATGGCTGTTGGGACTCGCTGTGTTCGGTATAATGTTCAGAGAAGGAGTTGAAGTGGTGGTGTTCATGACCGGCATAATCATCGATGCCTCGGACATGTATTCGGCAGGTTTGGGCATTTTGGTAGGTTTGGTAATTTTGGGCATGGTCATGCTGTTTTCAAATCACCAGATCAAAAAACTACCAGTTCGATCTGTATTCCGAATTAGTCGTTGGATTTTCAGCATTCTTGCTGTATACTTTTTGTACAACGGTGTTCATGAAATCATTGAATACGGTCTATTGCCCCTTTAGCTCATTTGGTAGAGCAACTGATTTGTAATCAGTAGGTGGCCTGTTCGAATCGGGCAAGGGGCACCACAACGTGGGGGATTAGCTCAGCTGGGAGAGCGCCTGATTTGCATTCAGGAGGTCAGCGGTTCGATCCCGCTATCCTCCACCACTTCTACCATTAAATATCGTTATGAAATACGGACATTACTCAGACAACGAAATACCCAAAAGCGTTGCTGTGGATCGCAAACTGATTGTGGATTACACTGTAAACTCATCAGGCTATCGCTGTCCAGAATGGCACCCCATACCCAACGGTAAAAAGAATGTGGCGATACTGGGTTGCTCACACACATTCGGAGAAGGTCTGGACGATGGCGATGTTTGGGTGGATCAGTTGCACAGTCGAGTGGATCAATCCAGATTACGTTTCTGGAATCTTGGACAGCCCGGAGCATCCGCAGACAAGATTGTGCGAATACTGTATGCCACATCAAAGGTTCTGTTCCCATCTATCATTATCATATGTTGGCCGCTGTGGAGTCGCCGAGAAAGGTTAGACAGCTATGCCCAGAGTCTCATGAGTTACGATCCTCTGTTAAAAACAGAAACAGATCGCACAGATCAGAATAATTTTTTAAAAAATGTTTTCTTTGCTGAGAAGTTTGCAGAGCAACAGACAGCTACATTGTTTCACTGCTTCGCACAGGATGTGTATGACATACCCAACTCTGTTGTGTACAGCGACACCAGTCTCAAACTGTGCTGGCCCGAATGGGATCAACATCATCTACCAGATGCAAAACGAGAACACACAACCTCTCCCAGTCTAGCCAAAGACGGCGTCCACTACGGAGCAGATCATCATCGAGTGTTTGCTGAAAAGTTTTACAATAGATTCAAATCAAAATTAAAGTAGTGTCCATATTCTAGCTATAGGATCTTCATGGACTCGCTCCAGCATTTCAATAAACTTTTCATCTTTGAAAAAAACCTGCGTTGCAAAATCAATTCCTGTGTTCCAGTTTTGTATTTTATTAAAAAACATTTCGTCGACATTATACCGGTGTGCGAGTTCCAACATCAACGGAATCTCTCGCCAGTTGTCTTGTTGCACAACAAAATGCAAATTAAATTTAAAACCGTGTTGTTGTTTTAATGTTTTTGCACTCTCTAAATTTTCTATAATTTTATCAAAAGATCCGCCTCGTCTTAATTTTTCGTAGGTTGCTTTAGTAGCACCGTCAATGCTGATGTTTAATACATCTAATTTTTTAAACATATTCAAATGACGCTGATGCATTTTTTTAATCAGCAATCCGTTGGTTTGTATAGTGAATCTAACGTTAGGAAGACTTTTAATAGCTTTAACAAAATATCTGTAAATCAAACTGGCAAACGGATCCCCGTCACTGCCCACATGTAAATTAATTGTGTGAGCTTGTGATCTTACATATTCAATAATTTTATCCGCCAGGGCATATTTTTTTCTTAATTGAAATTTATCTCGTTCAAATATCTGGTGCGTGCGACAGCTGGGGCAACTGAGATTGCAACTGTCGTCAATAGCAAGTCTTATATTTTTTATCTGTTTATCAGGTACACCAACAGGCCACCCAAGAAGTTTGCCACGTGGTGTGAGTTCACTATTATCACCACTTAGCAAATAAGAACACTGCCGATTATTACAGTATCGATAAGAGCCATCCGCAATAGAATTCTGCAACTCACCAGCCATAGATGAGGTTAAAATATTTTCCAGTGACTGTGTGTGTAGATTGCCCGCACTCTGTGGCAACCACGAAGCACACTCGCATAAAAAACAACTGCCTGCTTTGTCTATCAGCACAGTGTCGTACGGTCGGGGACAGCGGTCAGAAATGCCTAGATTTTTATCAGTGTCTATGCCGTACCACTCGAACAGTCTTTTATTGATTTTCCTCATGTGTTAACGCATATTTAATTCCACTAGCAGTTATACGAAAATAATTAATAGTATGGAACTAACTCTTTGTGATAATCAACAGTTACAAAAAATAACTCGTTACGCAGGACAGCACAGACACTACGATATTGAGATAACCAACAAAAACGTATTCTCTCACACATTCAATTATCAAGAAAGTAATGTGGACGAGTATGTGATTAACAATGCTGTTGGGATTAGTGGCAGTCGCTCGCATCATTATTTTGGTATTATAAAAAATCAAAACTATTATTTTACAGGATGGTGCAAAGGAAACAAAGCGTCCAGGTCGACCAGCGACTTCTGGAAAATACTTCCTGCAAACAATATAGGAGCAACAATATCAGTTGATATTAACAACAAGAACACAGTTGAATTTAACGAACCGGTGAATTTATTATTCAGTATAAATGCTTATTGGCACTGGTTCTGTGAAGACTTACCATTGTTTAAATTTTTAAGAACCAACTCTTATAAAATCGTAACCAACAAACTGTCAGCCTGGCAACGCGAGTCTATAAGTTTTTTCCCAGACATAGCAGAACGTATTGTGGAAGTTGAAACACCTGCAGTGATCAAATCCCCAGAGCTCCATTTATTTTCTAAACCCGACAGCGGAGCAGGAAGAAATGCCAGCTGGGTTACACATTTTTTAAAAGAAAATTTTAATCCGTCCACCAATTATACACCTAATAAAAAAATATACATCAGTCGTAACGACGCACAAGCTCGTGCAGTAGACAACGAAGATGAAGTGAAAAGTTTTTTATCTGCAAAAGGATTTGACTTGTACGATAACTTCGCACAGTATTCTCTGCAACAAAAAATAGATATGTTTAATCAAGCTCAATTGGTAGTAAGTCCTACAGGAGCAAATCTTTGCCACTGTTATGCCATGCAACCAAACACCACGGTGATAGATTTCAATCACGAGTTTCTGCTAACTGACGAGCACTGGTACAATAACATTGGTAGTGCGTCGTCTTTAACATGGAAGACGTTTGCGGCCGGCACCGGTAAGAGGAATCTGAGACCTAGAGAAAGAAACAGGAACCTTGTGGTTGACTTAAATACCTTAAACAACACAATCAAAAATGCCGGATTTTAGACAGCAAGAAACTGACAACACATACGAGCTTTGCAAAAATCATATTAAAAAATTTAAGCATGCTATAGACATTGGTTGCGACGTGTTTCAATTTGCTGGAAAACTAGAAAAAGACTTTGAGCACATTCATTGTTTTGATTTTAGAAATAAAGAAAAACAAATAAATTCATTTGTTTCTAATCCAGACAAAATAACATTTTATCACACAGGACTGGGAGAAATCAAAGATACGAGATATACTAAACCCGGTGTAGGAAGAATAAAAAGTGATGTGCCGCACGGAAACTCTACAATGAAAGTTCCAATTAATACACTAGACTCTTTTGGTCTCTTTGAAGGCATTGACTTTATTAAGATGGATGTGGAAGGATACGAGCCCAAGGTTATACTAGGCGGCATGCAAACTATAGAAAAAAATAATCCAGTTATATTATGTGAAATAAACCGTGGAGATTTTACGGCCAAAGACTTATTAGAAAACATTGGTTATAAATGTGTTGACGTCTATTACAAATTAGGACAGCCACACGATTATCTATTTGTTAGATAGCTCGATACCGTTGCGTTTAAGGAAACTTAATATTCGTTGTTTTGTATGATCCACAGTTTTTTTTCTGCCCGCGGCATGAAAAAAATATATTTTTGGTGCGTCGCTAAAGTAAGCTCTTTTATAATTAAACTTCCAGCTCAGTCGTTCAATCCCCACAGCACTGTTACACACTGCCCACAACAATATATCTCCGTCGTGTGTGTCAAACGTTTGATATTGTTCAATCCACTTTTTAGTTTTCTCAACCACGTGCTTGTTTAGTATAAACACTCCAGGCTGGAATCCTCGTTGCTTAATAATTTCAATGTCGGTGTTGGTAACCAATCCTTGCTGTAGTTGGTCGTAGTGTTCTTGGCAAGAAGCATTTTGGAATTTATTTGATTCGCACACTTTAAGAGTTTCTATATTATTATACTGTGCAAACACATCCGGTGCACCGGGCATGGCAAAAACATCTGAGTCTACATACAGTATCTGATCATAACGTTCCCACCACGTGGCATCCAGCCACAGATCAAATCTTTCAAATGTTGGATGTCTATATTTTAATTTTGGTTGGGTTATTAATTGGTAGTCACAATTGTACCTTTCAGCATATGCTCTAAAACTCTGCTCGCTGAGTTTGGCAAAATTATCCTGCTCGTTGCTGAGATTGTTGTACTCGGGATCTGAATATAATCTCGGATCTATAAAATATTGAACGATGCAATTTCTCATTTAGTCTGCCGGAACGTATAGTCTGTCATTTTTAGTTGTGTTACAAATATATTTGTATCCTAGTTTTTTTAAGTATTTGTCTGTTTTTTTACTTTCGTAATTAAAAAATTTTTCTGTCAACTCTCGCTTATGGAACTCGACAATCATCACAGGCATGTGTTTTTTTATAGTATGTTCTCCCCCTGATAACACAAAGTATTCATATCCTTCAGTATCAATAATTATCATATCAACCTTTTCAACATTCAAATCGTCGAGTCTTTTGATTTGATATTTTTTATCATTTCCTAATAGGTCAATATGTGTTGCTACAGAGTTCTCGTTTTTAGAAATAGCCACTAGTTGTTCAGTATTTCCTAATCCGTAAAGATGTTGTACAATATTTTCAATATTGTGTTTTTTTATATTTGCTGTGAAACAGGTAGATACATCATTATCAAAATCAAAAGTATGTACTGTGTTGAATTTTTCTGCGAGAAATTTAGTCTCAAATCCATAATTAGCGCCAACTTGTAAAACACAGTCTTTTTGTTTGACATGTGTTTCTATTATTTCACCTAGTTTACTGTACTCATTAAAATTATTATAGAAGTTTTTTTCAGTTTCTAATATGTTCCATCCTTGATAATCTTTTGTTTTCATGTTTGATGTCCGATTAGAAGATTACCGCCTGTGACATTTAAATAATTGTTATCTGCCCATTGGTGGTGTAATATTTGATACCACCCCCATTCTGCTCCTACTAAATTTTTTTCCTTAAACAGTTTTTCAACATTTTTTAATTTGTATCTAGGATGAATTATAATATGATCCCACAGGTACGGCCCTGTGCATTTTTCACAATCTTTGTAAGTGTGCGTGTGTAACGGAGAATCAACATCTTTGCCCGGCGCACTTCCGGCTATACCGATCACTGTTCCCGTAACTGCTTTCTCTATTAATGGAGTGAAATCAATTTTGGTCGATAATAAACTATCGTATCTCAACTTTATTATGGTTTTGTATTTTTTAGGCAGTGCATTTGTTAACCAATAATGAGCTAAAATTTGTTTTGAATTATTTTTAGTTTTTTCTAGTAATCCGGGTTTTCGAAATATTTTTCCATCTGCGGTTTTTGTGTATCTTCTCCATATCTTACAATCTGGTTTGTATTCTGTATCTAGTAGATTGTGATAGTCATACTGTGGTTCATTAAAAAAATAACAGTCAGTCACATCAAGCGGCGGATACCCTGTCCACTGCATATAAAAAAAATCGTATGGAAAAACTTTTTTGGCTCTTTCTATTGCTTCTTTGTAGCCTTCTCTGGCTAAACCAGATACGCAGACAGCAACTTCGTCTGCACGAATCATTTTGTGAAACCCCATTTGGCAATAGCCTGCTCGTATTCAATGCCGTGATTCTTGTCCACTGCTTGTCGCATTGCTCGAGCACCTGCAACTGTGCCTCCTGGGTGTCCGTGTATGGCTCCGCCAGCGTTCGCTAGATAATCTACGCCTGCTATACTATTAACCTTCTGTACTAGCCCTGGATTAAATCCGCAACTCAGTGCTGGTGCAGTATTTCCGGCTCTCAGTATTTCTAAACACTTTAGTATCTCTTCAGGATTGTCGTTGCTGTAGCCGCCTACCATTCCGGTTTGAATGGTGTCCACACCCATCAGTGTGGCTAGCTGACACATCACTGGCCAACTGATACTGAACCGGTGATTCACATCTGTTGTAACTTTTGCACCACTGCTCTGGTAATGCAGGAACAATGGTAGATCTAATTTCCTGATACTGTTGTAAGCGCCATATCCACTGAACACGTTGATGTGTACTCCGTTGCCGCCCAGCTCGTGAACACGCTTCACACGATCGGTCAGCACGTGTGGGTCACAGTTGATAGTGTGACAGAACACGATTTTACGACTCTGTTTGGCCAGATAATTTGCGATCAGTTCCACACGTTGGTCTAATGGACAGATCACAGGGTTGACCATTATCTCGTCTTCTTTGATAAAGTCCACTCCTCCGTCCACCATCTGTTTGACCATCTCCAATAAAATAGTTGGAGTTATCCCTATCTTGGGTTTGACTATACCGCCGAGCAAAGGCTTGCCGTGCTGTCCTGTAAATTCTCTTATTCCAGATAGACCAAACTTGGGTCCAAGGAAATGTTTGGTCACTGTTCTAGGTAGGTCCAATCCTACCAATCTGCATTTTGTGATAATATCAATATCTATGTGTCCTCCCATCAGCTGGCACAGCATGTGAGCCATTCCGTCTGTTGCCCAATCTGTGTTGACCACAGGAAATGCAATCTTTACAAGTCCTTGTGTTTGTTTTTCCAGTTTTGTTTTCTCTCCAACTATCACACAACTGTGGTTTTCAAACAGCTCGTCTGTCTCCCATCTATTACGCACACTCGGATTGCCCACGCTCTGACCGATCGCAAGTGCCCACGCGGCCTCCTTGAGATTGGCACTGCTGGCCATGTCATAGGTGGCTATGAAATATTTTTCACGATCTATATCTGTGTTGTAGAATAACATTATTTGTCTTGCCGGTGGTTGGCCAAGAAGTTGTTGAGTTCCTCCGGTGTGCCCATACCCCACATTGCATCCACCTGACTGACTTTTATTTTTTTACCATCCTGCACAGCTTCATTGTACACAGGACACACATAAAATTCATTGTTGGTTCTGATGTCCTTTGCAATCATTTGATCAGCGTATTTCACAAAGTCTGATCCTCGTTTCCAATGATAGATGCCCACTGTGGCATTGTTTGATATGGGATTCTTCTCAGCAACCTCTGTGACATATCCATGCTCGTCTATCTTTGCAAAACTGTGTTTTGGATGCACACTGTTGAAAGTCAATATGCCTCCATCTGAGTCTTCGTGATTGAATGAACCAATTGTTTCAGTGCTGTTCCATTCTATCCATTGATCTGAATTTGAGATTATCAAAGGTTCGTTGTTGTCGATCAATTCCCGAGCCTGTAATATAGTGCAGGCCGCTCCCTCGGTTAAGCCGTCTATTTGCACAATAGCACAGCCAGGTGCAATCAACGTCAACAGTCGTTGTAGATCGTATTTCTCGTAGTGTGACTTCTGTACCAGGAAGATGTACTGTCCTTGTAGGTTTAAATTCTCCACCACTTTAGCAATCATGGGTTGTCCTTTGACTTCTATCAAAGGTTTGGGAAATGTGTAGCCGGCCTTTTCAAATCTAGATCCAGCTCCTGCCATTGGTACTATTATTTTCATTGTGGTTGCTCCTTGTATTGTTTGACATTATCTCCGCAGATGCCTGCAAACTGTTTCCAGTCATCTCTCTGTTCCGGATGCACACATATGCATCGTTCGCCACCCGGTTCTCCCGGATATGCCCAGATGTACCCACGACTTGTGATGGTGTACCTGTCTTTGTCATGCCAAAAACAGTGTATGTTCTTTTTAATGAGTTCATGTAGTGCTGTGTGGTCCTTTGCGTGTACCCACAAGGGATTAGACTGTAACCACCCGGGTGTTACTGCTTCTCCTGGCACATCGTGTCCTAGATAGAAATATTCTCCGTCCCATTTGCAAATATCAATTTCCACATCAAATCCGTCTGCAATTGCTTGAGTAATGTATGAAACTGTGTTTTCCTGTGCAGTGTCTATACCGCTGGTGTTCCCTCGGTGAGCAATGTATATCATTATATGTGTATTTAACTTTAACCAGTGAGAGTCAAAAATCTTACGCTGTGTACGCTATCGCTGTTTAGAAAATTTACGCTGACGCTTTCTAAAAAATATTGGCGCTCCGCTGTTAACGACCTTTGAAGTACTTCTCTATCTTGTCTGCTTCGTCTGTGTGCTGTTCATGGTCAGGCAACGGATCTTTTTTCTTTGTGATCACAGGCCATTGTTCAGCATATTTCTTGTTGAAGTCCACCCAATCACCTGCGTCCATAGGTTCTATAGCATCAACAGGACACTCGGGTTCACACACGCCACAGTCGATGCACTCGTCAGGATTGATAACCAGCATGTTCTCACCTTCATAGAAACAGTCAACAGGACACACCTCAACACACGATGTGTGTTTGCACATCACGCACTTGTCGTTAACTATGTAGGCCATGCAGGTATTTCCAACTGATGGGAAACTGTTCAGCACACAAGTCTCTGATCTGATCAGCTACCTGTTGAGTTTCTTGTTGTGTGTCTTTGGCACATCTTAGATTGCACACTCGAGCAAATGCGTATAGTGTTCCAGACCATATCCATTCAGTCATCATGCTTTGTGGCAACACACTCCTTGCTTGTTCCGGTGCAATGCCTTTTGAAATCATTGTGTTGTAGATAATCAAGCACTGTTGCGTTACTGTGTCCAACATGTGTTGATCTGTGAGATCCAACTCCACAATGCCTGCGGATCCTTGTTTGGAATCTTCTGGTCGACCTCTCCATTCTTTTGTCTCGTACAGTTCTGGATCATTGGAAACATATCTTCTAGAAACTTCATTCCACACAAGACCCACTTGATGTTTGACCAGCTGTCGAGCAACGAACACAGGTGCTTTGATTCGAAACTGTAGACTTGCATGAGCAAATGGTGACCAATGATTGTGTTCTGCTAGAAACTTAATAAGTTTTTCATCTCGTGGTTCAAACTCGTCTTTGAATTTTGCATAAGAAACCCTAGCCGCATTTACTACAGAAAGGTCTGACCCCATTTTATCTACCAGTTCAACCTGCATCATTGTTCTTCGTCTGAGTGTAATTCGTTCAACAACTGTCGTAGTTTGCCGCCTTCAACTGTGGCTTTTACTTTGCCAAAGTCGTCACCTTTACGAGGATCAATTTCTTCTTTGCGAGCATCCTTGGGTGTGTCTGTGGAAACCTTACTCTTTGTTTTTAAGGAATCATACATGGCTGTAGCAGTTTTTTTATAGTGCTGTCCAGAATCTGCTTCTTCGTCTAAATTCCTAATTCTTAAAGTGTCTAAATCAAATTCCAAATCCACCTTTTGTCCAACACCAGAACTGCTTCTAGTCTTCATGAACTGTATTTGATATCTGCCTCGTTCTTTCATTGCTCGACTTGTAAAGATACCAATCACGTTGTCTGCTGTTTGTACTTTGGACAATCCTCCTGATATATGCGAGTGATCGAACTCAATCTCTTCCACAGATGCTCTGTTCAACTGTGATGCTGTGACCATTAACATCTTGGATTCTGCTCCGTAGTTTCTCAACTCTTCAGACACATACTTGTCTTTGATGAACAGATCTGCCGGTGAAATCTTTTTAGACTTGGGCATCATAAGATCCAAATAATCTATTAGAATACAATCAATTTTCTTTTTGTTCTTGAGCTCCAACTCTTTAATATATGCTTTAATGTCATTAACATTGCTACCACTGGGTAGATATTTTATCTGTAGATTACCTGATTTTTTATGAAGCATTTTAATTTTCATTTCTACATTGTCAATTTCTGGAAATATTTTTCTTGTGGGCACGCCGGACATCATTGCGTCTAATCTCATCGCTACCAGTGCTTCACTTAATTCAAAAGATACGTAACACACATTTAGTCCTGCCAACGACCAGTTTACTGCAAGGTTCTGTAAGAACAACGATTTACCTGCTCCTGATCCTCCTGCAAAAATATTAAGTTCGCCTCGGTTGAATCCGCCAAACAGTTTCTTGTCCACAGATGCCCAGCCTGTGCTGATTTGACCATTGGAGTTTTTAAGATGTTCCAGTCTGCCTTTAGGATCTTCAAAATAATCTGTGCCTAGATCTCGTGTGAGACTTATGCCCACAGCTTCTTTGATCTTGTCTTCCACAGGCGCATAGTCACCACGCTCTAGTAGGTCAGCTGATTCTAATATTGCTCGCTCCATGGCTTTGTGCCGAGAAAACATTTCAAATTCGTCCAACAACCAGTTAAAGTGTGCAGGGTCAATCTCTCGAGCAGTTTTTAATTTAATATCATGAGGGGCATTAACCTGATCTACTTCAGGCATTACTTTGTACTCTTCTACATAGTCCTTGATAAATTTTGCAATAGGCTGTAATTTCCTGTCAAAACTAGCAGGATCAAATATATTCTGAGCTCGAGCAAATGATTCAGCATCTGCCATCATCATTTCTAAATATAGTTTCTGTACGTCAAATGTATAATCAGTCATTTCTTATTCCACATTGTATTTTACAACATTCATGAGCAGAAGTAAATTGTTTTGTTGAGGCAAAAAACTCTTTTATGCTGTTGTTTTCAAGTATTTGAGTTAATGTGTTGTCTCTTATGTTAAATGATTTTTGTTTTGGTGAGAATACCGATTTGTATCTATATCGATATGTACCCATCCAACAACACGGATAAAAGTCTCCTTCGGCATCAATGTATAAGCTAGATGCTGGTATACCTTTTTTTAGACAAGACGGAGACATATTCGATTTATATGTTGCATCTACCAATACTTTTTTTTGATGCTCGTAGTAATGGTCAATATATTGTTTATCCGGCATTAATTCTTTATTGCCTAACCATCTATCACTTCTCGTTAATTTAAATTCGTCAAACGATAATTTTTTACTCATTTTTATAGCTTCTGCTATCTGATGTTGGTTGTGTTTGAAAGGAATAAATTGCCATACCATTTTAAAATTTCTAGTTTTTAATACTGTTACAGCAGTCATAATTGAATTCCACTTAGCATTCTTTCTGTATAAATGATTGGTGTCTGCTAATCCATCTATTGCAAATACTATGGAATCATCATTTGTTAACATGTTATTGAGCTTCTCCCACCATGCTTTTGTTTTTGCCGACCCGTTTGTGTGTATGTGCAGGCTACAATTGTTAGCTTTAAATTTTTTACAAAGCTCTAAGAATTTAGAATGATATATTGGATCACCGTTGTTGCCGCATAAATTTATATCTGCGTTGACTCCTATAAACTTTACAATGTTATCCACATTGATTTCGTGTAAGTTTCTTTTTTTAAATGTTTCGTAAAACCAAGTTCGGTCACACAACGTACATTCTAAAGCACATTTACTAGTTGGTTCTATGTGAAAACTAACCATGTATTTTCCTTGTCAATCCTATCTTCAATTTACTAGTCTCTGTTGTTTTCAGTATTGATTGTATAGTAAACAGTCTTCCGTATTTTAGTACTGCCTCGGCCACATCAGTTACCCCAACACCCCATTCTGGAAATGCCACACTCCAACCAAATTCCATGGCTTGATCTATTAATTTCCGTCCGGCTTCGTCTTGATCCGGCACAACAATCACTTGTCTGTTCAATCCGTTTATCAGCTCTCGCTGTGTATCATTTATCTCTGATCCCAGTATACTCACCCCAGATATGGTAATTGCATCAAATGGTCCTTCTGTTACTATCACGAACTTCCTTGACCAATCCTGAGCATCCATGTTGAACACATAGCCAGGCTGTGTCTCTGTCCAATATTTCATTTCTTTATTGCGAGTATCAAACAGTCTTCCTGTGTACCCCACTGTTTCTCCTCGCCAGTAAAATGGTATTAATAATCGTCTATTGAAATTTCCTTCTTGCACAGGCGAGTAGTAAAAATCATACCATTCTGCTCCAATGCCTCTTTTTTTGAGATAGTTCAATAGTTGATCTATCTTTTCATATTGAGGCTGTGTGAGATCGTTGCCCACATATTTTTCCAGCCAATAAGACAGATGTTGTGAATTCTTTGGCAGTGTTTTTTTCTTGAAGTCTACAAATTTTTTCTTTTCAAATGCGGTCCCGGTCTCTTCATGGCGCATGGCTTCTAGAGCCAGTTTCTTTATCACATCATCTGCAATACCCAACCATCCCATAAACTGTTTTAGTTTAAGAGATAATCTGCGTCCAACCATGTACGATGCTTTAAAACTACAGTTGAAACAGTGGAAACTCACAGTGCCATCTGCTGATGTCATTATACCACCACGTTTCCTTTTGTCGGCCGAGGTGCCATTGTGTATGCAACAGGGAGCATTAAAAGAAGTCCACCCAGAAGGGGTTTTCTTTCTACCTGCAGGCAAAGCAGTCAGAATAGTTGACTGGATTAAGTTCATTGTACTAGTTTACTGTCTATATAGGATTTTGTCAATCACACCGGTATTACCACTAGTGTTCGTCCATTTGAATCGAACATTTTGTAGCACACCTGTGAAGTTGTAGTATGTGATTGTGTCTGATGAGGTAATATTATTTGTACCAATTGTAAAATAATCTGAATCTCCGGGAGCAGTAGAAACCATTGTGCCTTCTATGACCAAAGTACCTGCAAAGTTTTTTGGATAAACTGCAACAGTGTGCAGTGCTGAATTGTTATTGATTCCGGGCTTTGCCTCCACAGCAGACGATGTACTAGTAGAACCAGATCTGGTAAAATTAGTAATGTTTTCGCTGTTGGTAAACTGAGGATATCCTCCGGTTAATACTTCTGCTGTGCCTGCAGAGTTATAAGCAGTGTCGGTAAAAGTCACTGTGCGTGTGCCATCTGAGGACACTTCTCTGATACTATAATTGTAAAATTTGGCGTCTAGTTGCAACAAATCCCCCTCTGTAAGCGTCACACTTGCCTGTCCTTTGGTCGATGTACTCGAACCGTCGTCTAGAACAGTTAAACTGCGTGTTATTACAGATCTGTTTGTTTCTGTGTCTATTAGGTTGAATTCAAAAGTTTTAGAGTCTACAAATTGCGATTTTTGATCCTCATTTTTAAACGTAAATGTGATAGGATTAGACACTCCTTTGTATATTTTTAACTGTCGATCGTACACCTTAGAGTTCCTTCCGTGATAACCATTTATGTAGGCTATTACCATGTTGGAAAGTAAATACCTTGACACTGTTTGCATAGCACATATTTAACAGTATTTATTGGAAACATATGAACGAAGTTTTTGAAACACTAGGTAAAAAATTCCCATTTCTGTCCCTAATACGTAAGGGTGATCTAGAATTTGTGGGTATAATACAAAACCAGGACAATCAAGTGACCAGTTTCTATGATTATGGCAGATTGATGCTACCGCAAGACAAGGCTCAATTCCTCAAATTAGGAGAAACTTGGTGGTGGGAATCCAACAGAAAAATACCCATCAATATTTTCTTAAGGCAAGACTTCCGATATTTTAAGACTTCTCTGGTAACTCTTTCTACAAAAGATATTCAGATAGTGCATGGACCTATAGTAAGATTAGATGATATTGCCAAGAAACGTATTAAAAGAAGAACTATCCAATTGATGCGCCGGCCTATTGCATAGGCACAACATACACACTGTTGCTTAATGTGTGATATGTTATACTCACACCTTTTTCCTGTTCCCAATATTCCCTTCTCCGTTTGATCCAGTCTGTCCAATCTGTGTTGTCTAGCTGTATAAGATAAGGGTTATTTTCAGAAATACTTTGTTCAAATATTTTTATCATCTCAATATCCATCATGGTAGTAGGCGACGAAGATAGATTTACTGTGATGTGATGAGGAGTTTTAGCGTTGTTGTTTTTTGAGTTGTACACTAAAAAACTATTTATCAGTTTTTCTGTTTTGCTATGAGATTCATTTGTACCACAATTGCTTGAGCATAAGCCACTGCGTGTGATTTTTTAAAAAAATAAGAGCCGTCTGTGGGACGTACCCATACGTCTTGTAATATTTCTGACCAATCTTTATACATCAGTCCTCGTTTGGCAGGTCGTATAATTGCCAGCACTGCCGCAAGTTGTTCTATAGTTCTAGGTTCTAGTTTTGAAACAATATCATAATGACCATTTATGTGGAAAAGTTGATCCACTGTGCTCTTGTCTTTCAGCGAATCCCAATTAGGTTCTGTCAGCATCAGCTCAACCAGCTCTTGTTCTGACGTTACATCTTTGTAGATGTTAACATTAAGGCAATCAATTTTAAAATAGCCTCGCTCCTCTGCTTTCTTGTAATCCAAACTGCAATGTCCTGTGATTGGATCCTGCGGAGCAGAATGGAAGTACACACCAGTTTTGTGTTTTTCAGATTCGTCTTCCTTTATAATTGCCGCGGGAGTGTGCTTAAATAATTTTAATGCTTGTTCTCTGTTAAAAAAATCTATATCTACATCTGGCATTAGTTAATTTTCTTCCACTGTTTGAATTTTATTTTACTGTTTCTTCCTTGGTATTTTTCTCCAGTTTCTGTATCGAGCAAAATCCATTTGTTGGGTTTCTTTGTATAAATTTTAAGAGTAAGCGGGGTTTTCAACTTCAGCATTAGTTTAATTTCTTTTTAGTTTTTTGTATCAGCTCAACAGAAGCATCAGGATTGAATAACTCTAATACTTCAATTACCTTGTCATATCCTGGGGTCTTGTCTAATTCATTTTTAACTTCAGGCATAATCACTTTTCCTATAGTACCGTCTGCTCTTATAACAATCACACTGTCGCCGGGTTGTATTTCTAAACTGTCGTCTATTTCTTTTTTATTCAATGTGTGCCTCCTTGGCTGTTTCTTGTACAAACAACACATCTGCAGGATAGTTTCTAAACTTGTTGTTCCAGAACGTGGGATCAATAAATCTCTGTACCATTTGTAATTGTTCATCTGAAAAAGAGTTTAACATTTTTTTTCCTGCCGAACATCCTAATATTAACCATGGAGATATACTGCCTTGCTGTATGTGTGCCACTGCTCTTGTAGTATTAACCAATCGAAAATAATCTGACCATTGCACATTCTGCTCGTCTGCCCATTCCATCATGGTTTTAATAGATCGTTGCATGGCAGATTCTAACGGTTCTGATTTTAAGGTGTCAATAAGATAAGTCTCATATAAATCATCTCTGGCCCAATGATCCAACTTGATTTGTGATCGTATCACATACTCTATGTATTTTTCTGGATACAGTGGGTGGATATGCATGATGAATCGACCAAACTTAACAAATGCATTATAGTAAGACGAATCACAGAACTGATCGTATGTCTTTGGTTTGCTGTTATTTTGATGTACTTGATAAAATCGCTGGAATACCATGAATCCATTTTGTACCCATTTCTCGTTCTTTTGTAGATGTCTTCTTTTAGGTTCGCACACATGGACTTGTAAGGTACGTTCTTTTTGAAAACTCTTGCCGCAGTACGTACAGGTCTTAAGACTGTTGTCCATGTGCCTCTAACAGTTCTTCTAATTCTCCATCGGTGATTATTTTATCCAACGCTTCGACGTCGTCTTCTTTCATGTATGGAAAAATATCCAATAACTTTTGCATACTCTTGTTGGCTGTTTTTTTCATTGGTTTAACCCATGGATGAAATTGTTGTTGCAGTGATCCACACATAGCAGTCAACAACCAACAGAGTTTTTTATGTTTGCTGGACAGTGTGAATAGATGTTTGTTCACACATTCGTTGATCATCTCGACATAGTGTTCTTGATAAAACTTGTCTCCAGACACAGAACTAGCATACCTCATAATCATGTATGGAGAATATAGACTTCGTTCTTTGTCGTCAATACGATCATAGTAATCCTTATTACGAAAATCCACAGCCTTCATTCCGCTTCTTAATTCAAAGAATTTTCTGTTGTCTTTTTTAGTGGCCATATTTTAAATTATACATTGTAACATGTTTTTGAGAATTAAACTCAAGTAAAACGTGTGTGTCATTGTTATGAATTTTTTTTATTTTAATGTGTTTGCTTACTTCTTCAATGTGTTCGTTTACTTCCTCGAGATAATTACGATCCATTATAACCATTACTCCGTCACAATCTAACACAGGTTTTTTGATTTTTACACAATTTTTTCTTACCATACAGAACTCCAATCTATGGTTTCTGATTGACGAGATATATCTTTAACAAAATAAGCACATTGCGGATTATCTCCATCCTCTAGTGGCACTGCCAGTATCTGTCCCGATTTGAGTTTAGGAAAATACCATTTTACTTCGTTGTAGATATCTACAATGTCTACCTCTTCAAACTCAGGTCTGGATCCTGTTAACGGATTAAAAATAAATGCTTCAAAGCCACGATCGTTTAAACTGGTAATAGGTAACACGTACATCTCTCCCTGCTCGGCATCGCCGATGATCATTTTCCAATCCAGTGGCATTTTAATTTTACGATTGCCAATCTGTAACACTGCCGCCGGAGCATTGAAGCTCTCGAGGAATATTAACGGTATAAAGAAGTGGTCTGGATCAATAGGATTAGAATTATCAAACACAGAAAATCTTAGACTGTCGTCGACATATTCAGGTATTGTTTCTAACTTGTATGTTTTATTTTCTATTGTAAGGATTTTCATAATTTATCTTATCTATATTATACGGATAATTGGCCTCTTTGTAAAACTTTTTCCGCTCGGTAAGATGTCTTTTTGCAAATTTACACGAACTGGTTATATCCCATATTTGCACAGAATCTTTGTCTTCGGCTTTACGAATACCTCTTCCTATGCTCTGGATGACTCTTACAAAGCTCTTGCCGGGCTCTATTAGGACAAGATTAAAAATACGAGGAATATTAATACCCACACTGGCAACTCCATATGTGGCAATAATAATTTTATTTGTTGCAGTAGACACTTCATCGTAGTGCTCCTTTCTGTCTATGTTTTTGGTTGATCCTGAAATAAAAATTGAATCTTTTAATTTCTTTTCTAGCATTTCTCCAGCTGATATTCTGTCTACTAGAATTAACGTGTTACCAGACGTGGAAATATTTTCCGCAGTGCCGGCAATCCATTCTATTCTTGTTTCATCTGTGGTGAGCCATTTTAATTCTTCTTGATAATTTTTAAATGCAGGATGATCTTGAGTTTGTAGAATATTAACTGTGCATTGTGCCAGTACTCCTTTGTCTTGTAATTCCTTAGCGGCAATACGATTGACCACTTCACCTATAGCACATTTTAACCCAAAGAATTCAAAATCTGCCTTGGGCACCGTACCGGTTAATCCCCAACGTATACCACAGTGAGCAAATGGTCCAGTCAACATTCTTTTCAAAACATCTGCCTTGGCCATATGCACTTCGTCTATTATAACTGTATTGATATCTTTAATTGCTTCTGCAAATGCTTCTGAATCTTCGTCCTTGCTTTTCTTCTCTAGCACATTCAATGATTGCCAGGTTGCAATGGTGTTCTGTCTGCCTAGCTCTTTTCGATCACCATAGTAAACTCCCACATCGAGATTACAAGTAATAAAGTCTTCCTCTGTTTGTGTTACAAGACTTTTGTTTGGAACAATAGTTAATGTCCTTCCATAGTCCTCAACAAGTTTGCACAACGTGGCTGTGATAATAGTTTTACCTGCTCCTGTAGCAATCTCCTGTATGCATTGAGGATGTTCTAAAAATTTATTAATAGTTTCTACTTGATAGTCTCGCAATTCAATAGGTTGTCCTGCCATTGGATGAGACTCTGGCCAGTTAACATCTGACATATGATCTTTGTCTATCCGTTTGAATTCAAAGTTGTGTGGAGTGCGTTCGTCTACAAGTTCCACATATACTCCTGCATCTTCCAGTATGGGCAATACCTGAGACACTAGAGCAAGATACGTGGTTCCTCCCAGTCCAAAGAAACTGATCTTGCCGTCCCATCTACCCAACTTTACTGCAGGCAAATGACGAGCATAAGGTATTTCAAATTTAAATTTATTGTGTAATCGTTTACGATGATCCAACGACAAGTCTTCAAACTTGACATTTACCTCGTCTTTAATTACCAGTCGACATGAGCTCATATTTGTACAATGTTAGTTTCTAAGAAACCAGGTTTCTTACTAACATAATACAGTCTTTTTGGAAGACTATCAACCACCCTGGCCAGTGAGTCTGTGTGCATAGGCCAATATTGCGTGTCTTGCAGAGCAAAACCACAACGCAGTTGTGTGTCTGACTGTAGTAGTCCTTTTGGTATTTTGTTTCTCATTATTACTAGTTTGGTATTTTTGTCTATGTGTTTGAATGATTTTGATTGTAAAACCAACCCCCGCCAACGTTCTTGCATTAGTTCTCTTTCCTCCATGGACGATTCCTTGCCGTATGTAAAATCGCCGTTCCCGGCATACCACATGTCTTCATGGGTTGTGTGACTGTTATTGATGCTTGGCGGGTCTTCGAGTGTTACTCCCCAAGCAATTTGTTCAGGAGAGTATCCCATTTCTTCAAATGCTTGATACCATCTTTCAAACTCTTCTATGTCTTCAAATTTTTCCAACATACCACTCATGGGTACCATAGCAGGAAATGCATCCAGCTCTTCCAGAGCTTGCAAGAATTCTACTCGAGAATGCTGTTGCCGATTAATCCACAAACTAGTGTGCATGGATGTGGCAATTCGTTCTGCTAACGTATTCTTTTCTGTTACTGTACGTGGTATTGAAGATGGTATAGATAAATTTTTTAGCACATCAAATTGATGCAGTGTATTTTTATTTTTATAATTGGTGTTCCACCATTCTGTTAAACTCTCGTTGGCATTCTCCATAATGATGTTATTATTTTTTTGTGTGATTACTGGGGGGCGATATGCTAATTTTTCTTTTTTAATTTCTTCAAAGTCGTTGAGTATGTGAGGGGTCACAATTTTAAAATTATATCTTACAGCTATCAGTGTTGCATAGTAACAGGTCAGCTCGGTGTACTGCATGGTCCATTTTTTAGATTCGCCGTTGTATGTTGCCGGTACAAACTTGTCTGCTTTTTTATTTTTAAGAATTCTCAACAACGATATTAGTTTTTCGTTGTACGGAAATTTAATGTCTATCAACTCTCTGCCGTCAGCATGCTGATATTGCTCTACTGTTTTAACATTCTCAATCACTCGGAATGGCTGTTGATAAACAGGATTTTGTAGCAGGTCAGACAGATCAATATTAAACTGTTTATACAGTGTGTGATATCGCTTTAGCAGTGATAATCCTAACCGACCCTGTTTTTCAGTCCAGGCATATGGAGCATCTGCTAGACTGTTCATGGTTTTATGATCTGCAGGCAATGCTTTAAAATCTTTCCAAAAGTGCTCGTTATACGCTAAAATCTGTATTGCTTGTTCTATTGTGGTGATTGATTTATGTGTAGTTTTAGACATAGCTGTTTCTTGATAATTACAGTATAACATAGATGGTAATATTGTCAACCACCGTTATGTGCATACTTTATGAAACTTAAGAAACGAAGAAAAATCTCAGTAAAAGCAGTGAAGAAAGTTCGCTATCAGGTCAAGCAGGCATTGGTAAAACGTGCTGGCATCAAGAACTACAGGCCCACACTAGCACAGGCACAGAGTTGGTTCCGCATATTAAACAAAGGATTGTTTGAAAATCGTTTGCACATGCCTCCCATGGAACTCCGTCAGTTAACAGATTGTTTGGGACAATGTTTTTGCATATGGGACGCAAGAAAAATTAAAGCTGTTAACAAGCGAGCATTGCCAGTGGATCAACTGCCTCATAAAGGTATTGAATTTAAAATTGAATTAAGAAAACGCTTCGACACCTGGAAAGACTTTATCGAAACTCTTGCACACGAAATGGTTCATCTGCATCAAATGACCATTGACCGGGACATCTATTCCAATCATAACGCAAACTTCTATCGCTGGCGAAATAAATTTAACCGGCTTGGTTTAGGACTTTGTTATTAAACTCCGCGTAGGTCATCTTAAAAGTATTCTTTAGGTCTGTTCCTGTCTGCATATGATTAAAATATTCAGGAGGATTGTCATGCACGAGCGTAAAATTACAGTACGGTCTTTGTTTGATTATTCGTCTTAGGGTAGAATACCATGCTTCAAAAATATCACCGCCGTTTCTTTCTCCGTAATTTTCTGTGTCCTGGTACATGTTGTTCAGTTGCCCTGGACCATACTCTCGAAAATCATATCCTATCAGGTAGATGTTTTTATGGCCATGCACAGTGGCAGTCCATATCGCCTGATTACCGCTGGTGTAATGAGGATTACGAGGGATCAGTGTTAGTCCTTTGTTTCTGTTGACCTCCAACGTTGGAGCGTAACAAACACATTTTTCGTACACTTTATCCTCGCTGAGTTTTTTGCTCATTGGTGCGTCCACACTGAACAGATAGTCAGGAACAAAGTCTCTGTACAGAGCATTACATCCATAGGTTTGTCCAGACTCTGTCAATGATGTAAGATCGAATCCTTTTCTGGATGGGCCATTACCTATGCAGTATGCATTGCCCCTGGGCACTGCTTTAACCGTGTCCTCAAAATATTTTGTTTCTTGTATTTTCTTACCTCCACGTATGATAGTTTTTACTATCACAGTTTCGCCTGTGTACGGTGTCCACTCTATGGGTTCAACGACATTTGTATTTGATAAATTTACAGTCTTCATTTGATATATTTCTCCAACAGTCTTTCTCTGAGTCTCTTCCATGGTAACCCCAAACCAATCTCTTCTGTGGTCCACTCTGTGTAGGCTAATTGGTGTGCCCAATTTACTCTGTTTGGCTGAGCTGGTTGTGCAATGTCTGCCAGTGTGTGATTGCCCACATCATAGCACAGACTAGATTCTGATACAAACACAGGTATACCGTTTAATATTGATTCTATAGCCGGGTTGCTGGAATGATTCACCACTGCCCACGTGGAACGTAGCACTTTTTTAAAATCAGTATCGTCGTATGTGCTGTAGTCTTTCTTGGGAAGGTTAACTCTCACGTGAGGGTATTTTGTTTCGTCAAAATCAAATACATTTCTAGGATGAGGACGTATCACTATGGGTTTGTCGCAGTACTTCCTTATTTCTTTAATCCTTTGTTCGCACCAGTTTTTAGGTTGGGGCAATCCTTTCCACTGTTCGCTGGTATGGTGCTGTCCACATATCACAATGACATTTCCGGTCTTCTGCCACGGCTTCAACTCTAATTTAAACAACGGCCATCTTTTATCATCATAGGATTGATTGGCAAAGTCGGCGTCTCGGTTAATGCCATTGATGCCCATCTTCCACGTGGTGTTTCTCAGCAGTCCTCCCACTTCTAACACTACCACAGGTTTGCCCTGGGAACGAAAGTCATCCCAAACTTTTTTATTGCCAGCCATTCTGCCTTGCCATAGCACAGACCATATCACAGCTACATCACAGGTATTGTCATACTTGTTAAGAACTATTTTTTCACCTTTGGATTGTAGATGTTTTATCAAGGCCGCAAACACCGGCTGTGAGTTAAGACTGCCAAGCTCTGGAAACAGTGCTATCTTCATCTCCAGGTACTCGGGGCTTTCTTCCAATAGTCTACATCCAGTACATTTGCGGGTGCATCATCTCTAGGAGGTCTCAGATCGTTTCTTGCTGACGATCCCATGGTTTTTCTTTTGCCTTTGAAGTGATCCATGTACAGTCCAAGTTCACTGTTAATAAAAACGTGATGACCTTTCACACCTTTCCGGTAACCAATATCATTTACTTTTATATTGTGTTGTTGTTTGTATATTTTTGATAGATGCCAGAACACGTAAGAGTCGTGCCATTCTAACAATTTAAATAAACCGTTGGTTGTGTATAAATTTTCCCAGTCATTGATAAAATTCTGTATCTGTGGATGACGTAGATTATAGCCAACAAATCCACATTCGGGGTATTTGCCACCATCATTTTTTGTAGGATTCTCTCTGCCCAAATAGGTCAACATGGAATCTGTGGGTAACAAGGATTCTAAAAAGTTTCGAGGCATTGGACGAAAAGAGTAGGTATCAGCATCTAACCAAATCACATAATCATACTCTTTTTCTACGGATGTTCTCACAGCATGAACGACACAGAACACTTTGTTTGCAAATCTCACAGCATCAAACAGATAGGTTCCTTTGTTTTTATCATTGCCATTAAACTCAGGAAGTCTTCGTACCCCACCTGCTATCTCCTCTAACTCACCATTAGCAACAGGATCGTTCTTGTGCTTGTCTTTAAAGTCTATTAGAGCAGGTTGTACCTGATGTAGATCTATCCATTTTAATCTCGGATGAAACTTGTTAGTTTCTTCACACGGACCTTCGTGATATACATTAACAGCAATTTCTGGCCAATGGTCTAATACGCTTTGTACACATCGTTGTGCGTACTTGCTCCAAGTTCCAGGCTTATATGATGTTATGACTTTGATTTTCATTTATTGTCTATATTTAATCTAAAAATACATCTTATACTTTTTAATCCAGTCCCCACGCCAGTATCTCTGTGTCACAGGTTGTGCGAGGACAGAAGTCTGTATACTTCTTTACAAGCTCTGGGTAATTAAATATCTCTCCGTTATAAATTAATATATTACCACGAGGAGTTATCCACGGTTGTTTTGAATTCTCTGGATGATCTGTGATAGAAAGTAAATTATGTCCTAGCGTGATTTTATCATTTGACCATATACCTTGACCGTCTGGGCCTCTGTGAGAACATGCATTGATATACGACTGAATAAACTTTTCGTTGTTTTGTGTTATTCCGTATATGCCGCACATTAAAGACCTAGCTTTGATTTAAATCTTTTGTAAACAGTGCCGTCTTCAATTTCCCGAATACTCCACATTTTATATCCTAGGTCATGTAACCATTGAGTCCTGTCTGGATACTCTGGAGATTCAATCTTTGTTAAATCTTTATTTGCCACAGGCCAACACAGTGCAAGATCTGATGTACAAAATGTAGGTATGCCTCTTACGCAACTGTCTGTAGTGGCTGTGGAATTATGACTGACCACTGCGTGGCAGTTTGCAATCGCTTCTTGGAAATGAAACCTATAGTATTTCTTATCATCGCCTACAAAATGTTTCTTTCCTATAGCCACTTCCACATCTGCAGGGAATTCTTGCAACCTCTGCGATATATTATCTACATTGTTAGGATGTGGCCGCACAATAAATTTTCTTTTAGTTAACGGTCTCAGTACTTTATACACATTATTAAACCATTCAATGGGATCAAGCTCGTTCATGGACCAGTTGTCTTTAGGTTGTAAAACAAACAGTATAGGATCTTCAGGATTGGATACTCTCCATTCTTCATTTCTAACTTTAAAAAGTTTTCTCATCATTTCCCATCTATCCGAAGGCGAATTATCAGATAAAAAATCTCCATTGTTCATAGGAGTATTCAATGCAACTCTAAAATGGTGATCGGGTGATGTGGACACATTGCCAAAACTAGACAATAATCCTCCGTCGAATGTTATAACATGTGTGCCCTTGGCTTTGGCTCTCTCAACTAACTCCAATCTTCTACCTTTGGTATGATGTCGTTGATTGGTTCCTCCGTAGCCAAACATCACTGCTATAGGTGCTGTTGGCTCCATTTCTCCCTCAACTGTGGGGCCGGTTCTATTCTCATTAACTATAACCGGTTCGTCTCCTGCCGCCTTGATTCCTTTAGCCATTTGATATAATAAATCATAACTGTTGCCTCTCTTACGATCTTTAACTGTTCTTCTAAATATTTCAACTTTCATTTAACGCTTTCCATGCTGTACCGTTGGCCATTTCTGCCATGGTAAAATTACTGTATGCTAGACTTGAAAACAGTGCCATCCTGTCTCCGTATTTAGGCGTTTCTATTTTTGTAAAATCAGTTTCTGAAATTGGGAGGGCCGCACTGGCCTGGGTGCCACAGAACACAGGCACACCGTTGTGCAGGGCTTCTATCATGGTATTACTGTTAAAGGTGACCACAGCATGATATCTAGACCAATCGATCGGACCTTTCTGCTCTGTGGGTCTGTCCACTTTCACTGTTGCACCATATTGGTCTGTGGAGATATTGGGATTGTACGGCTTTTCTCTGATGTCCACAAATCTATCCGTGACTGCTGACAATGTTCGTAGAGTCTCTGCAATCCAGTCTGTGGCATTAAAAAAATTACTGATAGCAATGGTGGGAGGAAGAAACAATATGTCCTTTCCTGTTTTGTTCCAGGGTTTAAGTTCTCTTTTAAAATGTTTTTCATATCTGTCTGTGGGAACATTCTTTAACGTGGTCTGTGTGTGCCCGTTCTTTGTGACCCTTAACCAGTGCGGAGCATCGTGAGCATTGCCAAAATATCCATGATCCATAAAATAAAAATCTTTACCTTCTTTCTCACACCATTTGTATACCTCTCCAGATCCTGCAAGTATGCCATAGAATGCAAGAGTCTCTTCTGGTAAAGACTGCATCGTTTTAAAATCATAAATTTTATAAGGACCAGGAGTGCCTCTGACAAATGCATCCACATATCTCTGTGTTCGTGGTTTAGTGGTGTGTATGCCTGCTATGTTCATTTTCTATTTTGTTATTGTATTTCTTATAATTATACTATAAAATAACAGTATATTCAAACTTTATGTTAACCATATACGCACCCACAGATAAACCACAGAGCAAGTGCTGGAGAGTGTTTGATGGTATTAAACAGTCGTGGCCAGAAGCAGTAACAGTTGCAGACAACAGTGCGTCTGAAGCAACCACCCCTGCAATGTTTTGGGGATTTGTCAACAACAACACTCGACTGATACACCAGTTGGAACTAGCACAGCAGGATTATTATTTTACAGACACTCCATATTTTGGAAGATTTAACAATGCAGACCTCACAGACACCAATCATTTTTGGCGTATTTGTAAGAACAGGATACACGCACAGTTCATAAAAGATTGCCCCGAAGATAGATTTAAACGATTTAATATTGATATCAAACAGCGTCCTAATTACAAAGGAGAGTATATTTTAATCTGTCCTAGTTCGGCAGGGGTGGACAATTATCTACATGAGACTAATTGGTTGGTAAACACCATAACAGATATTGAAAGACACACAGACAGGCCAATACGAATAAGGAAAAAACCCAGAGGCAATGGCACATCTGGCCCGTCCGTAGCAAATATATCCATAGAAGAGGATTTGGAAAATGCCTGGGCATGTGTTACCAGTTGCTCCATCAGTGCCGTGGAAGCCGCAGTGAACGGAGTGCCTGTTTTCTGTCATTACAAAAGTTTTGCTAAGGTTATGGGATCAACGGATCTGTCAGAGATTGAAAATCCTTTTTATACCGATCCTTCACGTTGGTTGAACAGTCTGGCCTATCAACAGTTTACACCACAAGAATTTGCCAACGGTACTGCTGTGGGTATAATGAAAGATATAGGCATAATATGAACATAGTAAATACTCGTATATGAAAATTTTTATAACAGGAGTGGCCGGATTTTTAGGCTCACATCTTGCTGATTTAATGTTGGCTGGTGGACACACAGTTGCGGGTAATGACAATATGATCGGTGGCTACACAGATAATATACCACAGGATGTAGAGTTTCATCAAGTAGACTGCTGTGATCTAGAAAATTTAACCAAAGCAATGGAAGGCTGTGACATTGTGTATCATTGTGCGGCCACTGCATACGAAGGACTATCTGTTTTTTCACCAGTGCTAGTCACAAGAAATATTTTTGAAGCATCTGTTACAACCATTACAGCGGCCATACGAAACAAAGTTAAACGTATTGTGTACTGCTCGTCAATGGCAAGATACGGACATCATGAAGAAATGCCGTACCAAGAAACCTACGAATGTCGTCCGCAAGATCCTTACGGTATTGCAAAGAAAGCTGGGGAGGATGTTCTAAGAAATTTGTGTGAGACACATGGAGTAGAATATGTTATTGCTGTGCCACACAATATTGTTGGGCCAAGACAGAAATACGACGATCCATTTAGGAACGTGATGTCTATCATGTTGAATAGAATGCTACAAGGCAAACAGCCTATCATCTACGGAGATGGCAAGCAAAAAAGATGTTTCAGTTATATTGACGATTGTCTGTATTGTTTGAATGCTCTGGCTTTCCAAGACAATGTAATAGGCGAAACAGTTAACATTGGTCCAGACGAAGAACCTGTTACCATAAACGAACTAGCAGAAGCCTGTGCTAACGAAACAGGAATTAATCTAGATCCAATACATCATAAAGACAGACCCAAAGAAGTTAAACTAGCAACCTGTTCGTCAGACAAAGCTAGGCAGTTGTTGGGTTACAAGACCACGACTAATATGCGACAAGCAGTGAAAAAAACTGCTGAATACATTAGAACCAGAGGCACAAAAAAGTTTCAATATCATTTACCTCTAGAAATTATCAATGAGCATACTCCAAAAACGTGGAAAGATAAGTTAATATAATATCTTAAATTAAATTAGTAAAAAATTATTAACGAGTTTAACTCGAAAAAAGATTGATAACTTCTTTTTTCCACACATCAGCATACTCACAATCTCTATACCCATCAAACCACGGACCGCCTTCTGTGTAGTGTAGAATTTTAGGTGCCCCATCTTTGGGCTCTTTGTACCAGCCCACCAACCAGTTGTATTCATGTGGCAGGGAACCAATGTCCTCGTCCTCCAACCAACTAAATCTGTGTAGGAATTGCGGAGTTTCTTTGTTCAACAATTCCGGTGTGAGTATTTTGTTTTTAGGATGAGCACAATTCCACAGTACCATTGATGACCAGTTCTTTCTTGGATACACAGTCTGCACCTGTCCGTCCATT